ATAAAAAATATCATACAGAACACGTGGATGAAATAAAAGAAAATAATAAAATTTTTTATGAAGATAATAAAGAACAACTTTCAGAAATAAAGAGAGCTAATTACGAGAAAAATTCGGAAAGTATTCTTGAAAAAAATAAAGAATATTACGAAGAAAACAAAGATAAAGTTATTAAAACTGTTATGGAATATTACGAAAATAATAAAGAAAAAATTTTAGAAGATAGAAAAGAACATTATAAAGATAATAAAGAAACAATTTTGAAAGAAAGAAAAGAATATTATGATGAAAACTATAAAACAAAAATTGCAACACAAAGACAAAAAAAAGAAACTTGTGAATGTGGAATGATTATATCACATTATTGTATGAAAAAACATAAAAATTCAGCAAGACATAAAACATTAATGGAAAAACTTGAAAATATTCAAATTAAATAAAAATAATTTTTAAAAACTCATCTTAAGTTTTTAAAAATAAAAATATTTATTATAATTAAATAAATGAAATATTTAAATAAACCAGTAGCTTATTTGCAAGATTTTGATTTTGATGGAAAAGGTAAATTAATAAATGAAAAAATTCCAAAAAACAAACCAGTTATAATAATGATTCAAGCAAATTTTTGTGGATATTGTACACAAGCAAAACCAGCATTTCAAGAGTTTGCAAATAAAAATTCTGATAAAGTATTTTGTGCAACTATTCAAGGTGATGGAACAGAAGAAGGAGAAAAAGAATTATCTAAACGTTTAAAACAAATAGATCCAAATTTTCAAGGTTTTCCATCTTATATAGCTTATAAACATGGAGAATTTTTAAAAATACATGATTCAGGTAGAGATTATGATTCTTTAGTTGAATTTATGAAATCTTTATAAATTTTTATTTTTTTAAAATAAAAATTTTGATATAAAAAAAATATAATAATAAAGAAATGATAATTTTTAATAATGGTATAAATAATGTAGAAATCGAAGTTTATGATTTAGATTCTATAGATAGTATAATTAATAGACTTTCAGGACAATTTAATACTTTATCTAAATTTATATATTTCCCAAATGGTATACCTACTATGGAAATGATATCAGAAAACAAGAAACCAATTATGTTTGAAAATATGCTAAGAATAATAAAAAAATCAAATAATATTGAAGAGTTATATATAACTTTAAAAAAATTAAATTTTAATTTAACTGATACAGTTAATTATTATTTAATATTAAATGAAGAAATTAATCGTTTAGAAAATATTGAAAAAAATGATCCTTTAATGAAAGGAAATATTATTGGACCTTTTTTATTAGTTTTAGATACGACTATCAAAAAAATAGATCCAAGTGTTAAAATAGATACAAAAAATATATTTATAAATAGATATGGTGCTTATTTAAATATTAACAAAGAAATAGAAAATAATAAATTACATGTCAAAAAACAGACTGAAATATTTAAAAATTTTAATAATATAGTTGGATTAAATTATACAGAATTTGAATTGGAAAAAGTTAAATTTGAAATAATATTAGATATAGAAAATATATCTTTGTTAGAAATATTTAATAATATAAAATTAAATAAAAATATACCATTTGTAACTACGCATTATTTTTACAAAATATTAAAAGAATTTACGCCATTTAATAACTGGACAGATCTATTTAATAGAAGTAAAACATATTCAGATAAATATAAGAATATCGACAGAAATAAGAATATTATATTTAAAATTTTACAAAAAGAAGATTATGTAGATATAAAAGATTATTCAGAATGTATTTTAAATCTTGAAAATAATATAACAAAAATAAAATTAGAACATAATATAAAAAATTTTTTAATTACAAGAGATGAATTAACAAATAGAATATTATCAATATTAAATATTAATAAAATTAAAAGTCAAAAAGATGTTGGTGTAAATGGTGTATTTTATTATCCTCTATTTGATTTTAATAAAAGTATATTATTAGATGTAATAATGAATGATGATTTATTTTCTAGTATATTAACAATAGATGAAAGTAAGATTACAATAAAAGACAATGTTTTTATATATTTTAATAATCCTCAAGTTGGTAGTTTAACTGCATATTTAACTATACAAAGAGTTTTTAGACATACCCCAACAGATAATGAAAAAGATAAAGAATTATTCCCAAAAAATAGTAAATATGTAAGAGTAAAAGTAAGTAAATGTGATAGTATAGAAAAAGTTAGATATTTTCAAAATATAATGTCAAAATTATTTGTTTTATATCAAGAAAAATATCAAAGTATTTTAGATTTTTATGCAGAAAATTATATTAATTTTGTATTAGATGATGATATATATGAGGAAAAAGAAGATAATTTATTAAAAAATATTGACCCAAATATATTTAAACCTAATTATACAAGAAAATGTGCACATCCACCTACATATGTATCAGAAGAAGAAGCTAAGATAGCTGAAGAAGAAGGTAAACAAGTTATGGAATTTCCAAAGGAAATTGTAAATAATTCAAGACCAAAAAAATATGTTTGTAATGATAAAGAATTTAAATATCCAGGACTTCGTTTTAATCCATTTGATAATGCAGATGTATTTAAGTATATACCTTGTTGTTATTCTAAAGATCAAATGAATGCTAAAGGTTCTAAATATAGAAATTATTATTATAATGAACCTTTAGCAGAAGCAAAAAATATTCAACAAGGTATATATGTATCGAATATTATATTACCAAATGATAAATTTGGAACATTACCTGAAAATTTAAATAAAATATTTTTTATTGGGGACAATAATGGTATATATTATAGAAAAGGTGTATTTAGAAATAAAAATAGTTTTTTAAATTGTGTTATGGAATCATTAAATGAAGAAACAAATATATTAAATATAAAAGATGAAAAAGCTAGAGAAACATATTTACAAAAAATAAGAATTAGTCTTGCAACAAACGAATATGCCATATGTTGTAAACAGGAAATGTACGATTATACTATAGAAGAAATTATAGAAAAAATAAAAAATAATGATGAATATTTTGATCCAAAATTATTTATACATCTTTTAGAAATAAAATATAACTGTAATATATTTTTATTTACACGAAATAATAATGGTGAAATGATATTACCAAGATGTATAAAAGGTTATTATAAATTAAAAAACAAAAATAAATGTATTTTTATATTTGAACATTTAGGACGTGATTACGAAAGAAATGAATATCCTCAATGTGAATTAATAGTTAGGGAAAGTGAAAATTTAGATGAAACTGAATATAATTTTTTGTATGAAAATATAATTTCTCAAAATATATTTAATGTTTTTAATAGATTAAATACATCTTATATTTTTAATAATAAGATTGAATTTAATGATTTTAATCTATTTTTAAATCCAAATATTATACCAATTAATCAAATTATTGATAATTATGGTAAAACAAGAATGTTTAATATTATATATAATAAAAATGGAAATAATATAAATATAAGTTTATTAACAAGTCCGATACAACCATATAATATACCTTTGTTAAATAATATTTATGATACTTATAAAATTAGTATATTTGAAGCATTTACTTTTGCAGAAGATTTTGGAATGATAATTTCAAATCAAATATTAGATGAAAATAATTTTATTAAAGAAATACAAGGTCAAATAGGAAATATAATTATTAATATACCTATCGATGGAGAAGATAAAGTTTTAACAAGTATTCCAAGTAGCAAATTTATTGTTAATAATAATAAAATAAAATCTGAAATAGAAACAGTTAGCTATACAGAAAATAATAATTCAGTATTAGAAAATTATAATAAATATAAAAAATTATCCAGATATATTATAGAATATATATATTGGCTCTATTCAAAATTTATTTTTGAAGAAAAGATAAAAGAAGATGAAATATTAAATTCTAATAATTTATTAAATTTTAAAAATAAATATATATTAATTGATGAGAATTTTGAATATGGAAAAATAAATAAAAAATTTTCAATGACAAGTCCATTAATGAAAGATAATAAAATAGTTATAAAATCGGAAGAAACATTGAAAAGAATATTTTATGTTTTAAAATTATATATAGTTCGTGATCATAAAAATATTATTGATTATTATAATCGTATTATGATTGAAAATTTTTATGTAGATCTTGCTGATTTTGATGAATATCCATTTCAAGTAATATTAGAAGGTGAAAGTTCTATATATAAATGGATTAATGAGAAAAATAAAAATAATATATTATATAACACAATAATTCCGAAAATTGAAACTCCATATTTTTTTAGAAACACAATAATTAATAATAAAATATATATTGCACAAAATGTTAATAGTTTAATTGATGCTATAAATGTTTCACTTATATGGAATAATTACAAGTATAATCCAGGAAAAAATGTTATAAGTGATCAAAAAGATATTTATGAATGTTCATTATATTCTTATACAAATAATAAAAATATAAAGAAATATTCAATAGAAGGTATACCAAATGATTATAAAATTAAAATATTAGGATATAAAATAGATAATAAAACAAATTATACTGTATTATT